GCAAGAAAGGAAGCAGAAAAAAATGGCAAAGATTGGGATAGTTTAAGTCAGGATATCAAAGACGACTACATTGCCAAAGAAATGAAAAAACGTGGGTACGATAGAGGGGAATACATAGGACAAGGTTCTTATAAGTGGAATAAAAAATAACATAATACAACTTTAACCGAAATATTAAAATAGGTGCTTTTAAGCATCTATTTTTCGTTTATGTAATTATAATATGTAATTTTAATCACCATACGGAGTTAACCATGTCACAAGTATTCAATACAGACCAAAAGAAAAAACTAGAACAATTATTTATTGAAGGTATTAGTGTAATGTCTGAAGTTGAAATCCTTAACGAGGGTTTAGCAGATACCATTAAAGCAATCGCAGAAGAGTTCGAGATTAAGCCAGGGGTACTTAAAAAAGCAGTACGCACAGCGTATAAAGTAAACTTTCAACAAGCATCAGACGATTATGACTTATTAGAAACCATTCTAGAAACAGTGGGTCGAACTGATTAATGTCATATGTAGATGCAATATACGACCAGAATTCAGACACAGTATTGGTCACCGAACGCGTAAATGGAAAGCGAGTAATATCGGAATTCAAACCCAAATATGAATTCTTTTACGATGACCCGTCAGGTAAACATAAAAGTATATATGGAACCCCAGTTTCTAGGGTACTCGCAAAAAATAGGCGAGAATTTAGGCGTGAGATAGGTACGTTCAAATTTAAGAAAGCACAACTGTATGAAAGTGATATTAACGTGATTGTTAAATGTCTAGAAGAGAATTACAAAGGAAAAGATTCACCAAAGTTACACACTGCATTTTTTGATATCGAAACGGACTTTCATCCAGATAAAGGATTCAGTCCTCCAGAAGACCCATTCAATAAGGTTACAGCAATATCACTGTATTTAGATTGGGCAGAACAACTCATATGCTTGGCAATCCCACCAAAAGGAATGTCAGAAAAAACTGCGTTTGAAATAGCAGATAAATTTGATAATACAATCATATTTGATGATGAGGGTGAGATGTTATCTGCATTCTTAGATTTAATAGAAGATGCTGATATTCTAAGTGGATGGAATAGTGAAGGTTTTGATATACCGTACTTGGTAAATCGTATTACACAAATCCTAAGTAAAGAAGATACCAAACGTTTTTGTTTATGGGGGAAGTTACCAAGAACTAAAACATACGAACGATATGGTGCTGAACACGAAACATATACTATTATTGGACGTGTACATTTAGACTACATGCAACTATATAGAAAATACACATATCAAGAAATGCATTCATATGCACTGGATGCTATTGCAGAATATGAATTGGGTGACAAAAAGGTTGCGTACGTAGGAACACTAGACCAATTGTATAACGATGACTTTGAAAAATTCATTGATTATAGTAGACAAGATACAATGCTACTGGCAAATCTAGATAGTAAACTTAAATTCTTAGACTTAGCGAATGAGGTTGCTCACGCTAATACTGTTCTGCTACCACCAACAATGGGGGCAGTTGCTGTAACAGAGCAAGCAATTATTATCGAAGCACACGAGCGTGGGTTTGTTGTTCCAGACAGAAGCAAAAATGAAGAAGAAAATACACAAGCAGCGGGTGCTTACGTAGCGTACCCGAAGAAAGGAATACATAAATGGATTGGGTCGGTTGATATTAACAGTCTATACCCATCAGTAATTCGTGCATTGAATATGGCACCAGAAACCATCATCGGTCAATTTAGATTAGATACAACGGATGAGTACATCAACGATAAAATGGTTGACCAAGTAAATGAAAGAGGAAAAACGCACAAGGGAAGTTCATTCGCTGGTGCTTGGGAAGGTTTATTTGGCTCATTAGAATACACCGCAGTTATGGAACAGACCCCTGACATACTAATTACAGTAGATTGGGTTGACGGTGATTGCACAGTACATACAACTACGGAGTTATACAATATCATATTCAATAGTCTGCACGTTAATTGGGCATTAAGTGCAAATGGTACTATATTCAATTTAGAAAGAGAAGGAGTTATTCCTGGTTTACTCGAGCGTTGGTATTCAGAAAGAAAAGAGATGCAGAACAAAAAACGCAATGCAACAACACCAGAAGACGAAGCATTCTGGGATAAAAGACAACTAGTAAAGAAAATTGGTCTTAATTCACTTTATGGTGCTATTCTCAACAAGCATTGTCGTTTCTTTGATAAACGTATTGGTCAATCAACTACGTTAACCGGCAGAGCAATCGCAAAACACATGGATGCGTATGCTAATGAATGTATGACTGGTGAATATAACCATGTGGGTGAATGTATTATATACGGTGATACCGATTCGGCATATTTTAGTATTTGGCCGTTGGTGGAGCAGGCAGTTAAAGAAGGTGCTACTTGGAATAAAGAAATCGTAACAGAATTATACGAAAAAATTGCAGATAAAATTAACATAAGTTTCCCACCTTATATGAAGCGGGCGCACAATGTCCCGCAGGATAAAGGTGAAATTATCAAATGTGGTCGTGAGATTACAGGACTAAGTGGTTTATTCATTAAAAAGAAACGTTATGCTATCATGGTATATGATAATGAAGGTACACGATATGACGTTGATGGTAAACTCGGTAAAGTTAAAGCAATGGGTTTGGATTTAAAGAGAAGTGACACACCTATTGTTGTGCAAGGATTTCTCAAAAGTATTCTTGATGATTTGTTAACAAACAAAGATAAAGAGTACATAATTGAACAAATTACTACATTCAAACGAGAATTTAAAAATAAACCAAGTTGGGAAAAAGGCACACCGAAGCGTGTCAATAAATTAACCAAATATAGTGCATTACATAAAAAAGAAAAAACAGAAAAACTAAAAGTAACCATACCAGGACACGTAAGAGCCGCTATTAATTGGAATAACTTACGTGGTTTAAATGGGGATAATCATAGTATGGCAATTACAGATGGAATGAAAACCATCGTGTGTAAATTAAAAAAAGATAACATCTACGGATTCAATAGCGTGGGTATTCCAATCGATGAGAACAATATACCAGATTGGTATAAGAATTTACCATTTGATGATACATTAATGGAATCTACTCTTATCGATAATAAGGTTGAAAACTTATTAGGGGTATTGAATTGGGACTTGCTAAATAGGACTAATATTAATAGTACAATTAATGACCTATTTGACTTTTAGATGAATGAACCATTAAGTTATTTCGTAAAATATAAAAACACAGTCGAGAAAACATCACTCGACAGTACATTATTACAAGTAAATAATGACTTATCAACCGTATTGAATATTTTATCACATTCTGATTTTAACGATAATGTTAAAGAAGAATTATTAAAACAAAAAAACAAAATACTAAAAGATATTAACAAGTTTGATAACATTCTCAATGAATTCAAAAAGGACGTTACTGAATTTATAAGTAAAGAAGAATCATCATATCTATCAAAAAGTTATAAAATTTACGAAGATAGTAATATACAAGATAATCCAGAATACATTCTTGACCGTGCATTGTTTCATTCATTAATATACAGAGATGAGATAGAAAAATATTTCATTAGTCGTATTTCAAAACATAGCAATTGGAAACATTCTGGTATGTTCATTAGACCAGAACAAGGAAAATACGTTAATGAGATGACTGCATCCGACCCATTGTATGTTATCGATGAGCATATTGACTTATTAGAGCCTACTAAGTTATTATGGAATGAACAATATCAAGCAAGAATTAGGTATCGCATAATCGATGAACATCGTGAATTTATTTTTAAAGATTTCCCAAAAGAACAATTGGGATTCGTCGTTGCAATGAACTTCTTCAACCATAAACCATTGGGCGTGATAGAACAATACATGGTGGAAATATATGATTTGCTAAAACCAGGTGGGATTGTGATATTTACATATAACAATTGCAATCTAACGTTGGCAGTACAGAATTTCGAAAAATCACTGTATTCCTACACACCAGAATCTAGGTTAACACCTATGTTAGAAATGGTTGGATTTAATATAATAGAATCATACAATGAACCAGAGACAAATGTCAGTTGGTTAGAGATTAAAAAACCAGGAAATTTATCATCTATTAGAGGTGGGCAATGTATTGCTGAAATTAAGATTTAGGTAAAATCAAATAATAACATATTCTTATATAACTAATAATCGTTATATAATACTTTCTAATCATCATTAAGGAGAAAAAAAATGAAAGACCATTTAATGGATTTAGTAAAACATACACATGATTTAGGAACCATCGGGTTAATTAAGATTACGGGGGATGATACAAGTACAAAGATAGATGGTATAGCAGATGACCAAACTATTGTACTAAACGCAAAGTTCGCTAATCCAATCGAAGATTTTAATGGAATTTTTGGAATGCCAAATCTAAGCAATTTAAAAACAATCCTGAATACACAAGAATACAAAGACGATGCAGTAATAACAGTCACACGACAAGATAGAAAGGAAGAAAAAAATGTACCAGTTGGGTTACATTTTGATAACAAGAATAGTGACTTCTCGAATGATTACCGTTTTATGTCAAGTGAGATGGTACAAGAACAACTCAATGTTGGTACATTCAAAGGAGCAAATTGGGATGTAGAATTTAATCCATCCGAATTAAATATTCAACGTCTCAAAATGCAATCACAGATAAATCCAGGAGAGGGAATTTTTAAAACAAAAACAGAAGATGGAAACCTGATATTCTCTTTGGGTGATGTTAGCACACATGCTGGTAGTTTCGTATTCCAACACGATATTGATGGTTCCCTAACTGCTGGATGGAATTGGCCAATCAAACCAATTATTGGTATTCTAAGTCTGGATGGTGATAAAACTATGAAGATTAGTGACAAAGGTGCAACTGAAATCATTGTTGATAGTGGTTTAGCAGTATATAACTATATTATTCCTGCATTGAGTAAATAATAAAATGACTAGAGATTTCAAAAACCACTTCCATGATATTAATATTAAATTCTTCGTTGGTAGGTACCAAGAGAATTCACTGGTTAAAGGTCATAACACACTGTATATAATTGGTGAACCGGATATCGAAGAAATAGCGAGACGTTTAGCACAATACGATGAAGAAGATGATATAACACATTTATTCTTTGGTGCTAGTCACAGTTTTAAGGTTAGTACATTCGAGGATATGGAAGAATGGACACCAACCATTCAACATTTTCTAACATTAGACTATTGGTGCACGTTAGATACCGATATCTCATTGGTAAACTTCATTCATGAAACCGATTTATGTTCATGGAATAGATTTATCCCCATGCTATCAGTTAAAGTTCCGTACGCAAAAGACTTGGGTTATAACGCTATAATTAAAATCGATGATATAGAATTTAATTACTCCAATTATGGCATATGGTCACATTACTTACATAACCTCATGTCATACGAAACATTCACAAGTTGGGATGCGTATAAGGATGATGTGGTTGTGATGGAGAGAGAAGAACTTGAAGTGATGGAGAGAGAAGAACTTGAGAGAGATGAACTTGAAGACAATTCATGAATACAACAATCCGTTTAATGCTATAACAGACTTTGAATACGAATTAGCAAAATACACAGGTGCAAGGTATGTTGTAACAACAGATTGTAATACCCATGCAATAGAATTATGTTTTAGATATCTATTGCATACAAATAACTCTATTAAATCAGTTACTGTACCCAAACGAACGTATTTGAGTGTTCCAATGATATTCCATAAGTTAGGTATTCCTTATAACCTAATAGATGTTAAATGGAACAGTGAATATAATTTCGGGTTTACTAATATATGGGATAGTGCTAGACGATTATCAAGCAATATGTACAGAACAGGACAAATGCAATGTCTGAGTTTCGGAAGAACTAAACCTCTTGAAATAGGTCACGGTGGTGCTATTTTATTAGACAACGAAGAAGCATATGCGTGGTTAAAAAAATCAAGTTATGATGGTAGGGATTTAGCCTTTACTCCTTGGCATGAGCAAGAGGTATTTGAAATAGGATACCATTATATGATGAAGCCAGAAGATTGTATCATTGGTTTGAATAAACTATCCAATAATGACATCTCAATGAATAAACCATTTAAGTACCCAGATTTATCAAAGGTGTCAATTTGTAGTAAAGATGGACAATAAAATATATTATGTTTCTGGGCATGTTACTCCATGGTGGGGGACACTACACCGTGATATTAACTATAAAAACGAACCATTTAACAATTCTGTAGATTTGGATAAGTGGAAATCCATTGGCTTCACACATACAAAGTTTACTGGTGATATGTATGATATGCGCAATCCAGAACCAGATTGGATGGACATAGAACGCTTACAAAAAGTGTTTCAATTCGAACATCTAAGTTGGAGTTTTTACTGCATGAAACCTGGTGTTATTTTAC